GACGGCGGTCATGCTCTCCAGAGCAAACAATGGTAAGTGGAACGGCGGCAGAGTTCCGTATGGGTACGCGCATCCAAAGGACAGCACATCATTTTCCATAGACGATACTGAGGGAGAAGTTGCTAAGCGGATTTTTCAGCTCTACGAAGAACATCAATCATGTCTTTACATTTCAAACATGCTCAATAGTGAAAAGATCCTTACGCGAGCCGGTGGCACATGGAATTCGACATCGATTCATAAAATCCTGACAAACCCATTCTATTACGGCGCATATCGGTACAACATCCGGAAGGGAACAGATGGTCAAAGGCGAAGTGACTCCGAATGGGTCGTCGTAGAAGACCATCATCCCCCGCTTATCTCAAAAGAGCGCTTCGACGTTATACAGTATAGGCTGAAGCAGAATAAGCGAGGTGGAAACCAGCGTGGAATCAGCGTTGAAAAAAAGAACGTTCACATCTTCTCCGGCCTTCTTGTGTGCGGGCATTGCTCTGACATCATGACCGCAACTCCGGGAAACCGCAGGGCGGATGGCTGGACGCCGTCAAATTACGCCTGCATGAATAGGAGGAAAGGTCCATCTTCGTGCAAAAGTAAGTATGTGTCAGACGTTATAGTTGCCCCATTCGTCCTCAGCCTGATTTCCAACATTCTAACAGCGAAAGATAAAATAGGGTCGCGCACGGAACCGGCAACTCTGGAAAAGCGGCTTCTGTCCGGCGCTGTGTTCTGTGATGTCAAGCACATCAAACCGGATGGCCTTAATCAGCTCCTGTCCATCCTGAAAAGCGGCACGTCCGGTCTGGAATATTCTCCGGAATTCAAACGAAGCCAGCCCAATGACGCAGCATCAGAAGTTGAATTCCTGAAAGATCAGCGCCGGAAAAAGGAAATTGCACTGCGTCGTCTGAAGTCTCTGTTTCTGTATGGTAGCGAGGAAATCCCAGAAAAGGAATTCATCCTTGAGCAAAAGAAACTCATTGACGATCTGAACGCTATTGACGCAAAGCTTCTCAAGCTCGACGTTGACAACGCCGGCTTGCAGAGTCTGGATGACGCTTTCGTGGAAAAAGCCAGCTATTTTATTATGGTCGAGCGCATCATGAACGGAGACCGGGACGATCCGGCAAGCTTCATTCGCAATGTTGATCTGAGCGTCGTCAAGTCCTTTCTGAATGCAATCATAAGGAAAATCGTCATACTCAATGGCAAGGTATCCTCAATTGAGTTCAAGAACGGCATCACACTGGAATTCAGCTACGAATAGCAGCTTTTCCCACCATTTTTAGTCGTAAATGGCAAATTGATTAGCGTGCTGCAAAACCTCATTTTTTCCCCCCAAAAAAAAGTTCAGAAAACGACGGCAACCAGCCTATATAACTGGTTGCCGTTTTCTTATAAAAAGTTCGATCTTCTCCTTGCAGCAACAGGCATTTTTCATACACATAGGCTGTTAAGTGTATAAGATTTTTGCCCCTTACGCAAAATTTTCTCAGAACCTTATTCAAAAAAAGTTCAGCCAGTCACCTATAATCCAGCATAAATCGAACATTTTTAT